ACCAAGGCTTTGGCCCGTGGTATGGCTTACACCAAGCAAGTTAAAGCCGCTTATGTGTTGAACAACGCCTTCACAGGTGGCCCAACATACGGCGACGGCGTGGTGCTTTGCTCTACTGCTCACCCCTTGGTCTCCGGTGGTACCAACAGCAATCGTCCTACTACTGGCGCTGACTTGAATGAAACTTCGTTGGAAAACGCTGTTATTCAGATCGCTGCTTGGACAGACGAGCGTAGCTTGTTGATCGCTGCTAAGCCCAAGAAATTGGTCGTTCCTCCTTCATTGATGTTCGTTGCAACTCGTCTGCTTGAGACTGAATTGCGTGTTGGCACAACCGACAACGATATCAATGCCTTGAAGAACAACGGCTCAATTCCTGAAGGCTACACTGTTAATCACTTCTTGACAGACACCAACGCTTGGTTCCTGTTGACTGACGTGCCTAACGGTTTGAAGCACTTTGTCCGTACGCCTATGGCTACCGGAATGGACGGTGATTTTGACACTGGAAACGTTCGCTACAAAGCTCGTGAGCGTTATTCTTTTGGTGTGTCAGACCCACTCGGCATCTTCGGAAGCCCCGGTTCGTCCTGATAATTGGGTCTTACGACCTAGTTTTAGAGGCCCTTCGGGGCCTCTTTTCATTTCTGGGAACCTGTGGTACATTACCTGTAACTAAGTCACAGGAGCCAAAATGGATACCACGAACCTACCCAAGACCCGCGAAGACGCTAAGAAAACCGGCAGTAAGTATTATTTCACTGGACAACCCTGTAAACATGGGCACATTGCAGCACGCAAAACGAAGGGAGCCTGCATAGAGTGCTTGACGGTTGAGTGGGCCAGAGGCAATATTGAACGTGCTGATTACTTCCGCAGCTACAACAAACGTGAAGATGTTAAAGACCGCAAGAACGAGTGGTATCAGGAAAACCGCGAGACTGTAATAAATAACGCGGCTACCCGCCCCGCCCACGTATTACGCGAGTACCGAAACGCATGGAAAGCCAACAACAAGACGCAGGTATTGGCCGACAACAAAGTGCGGCGTCGTAAACACCGTGAAGCTACGCCACCATGGTTGACGCGCAAACAGAAATCTGAGATACGCCAGCTTTATCAGATTGCCATCACCATGACGCAGACCACCGGGGAGCAGTACGTCGTTGACCATATCGTGCCGTTGCGCTCGCATGAGGTGTGTGGATTACATGTGCCATGGAATCTACGGGTTATCACGCAAGAAGAAAATTTAAAGAAGTCCAACAAACTTGTTGCACACACAGAAGCACCGTGATATAAACACAGTAATCCGGGCTTTCCGGTGTATCAAACTGTCCCGGCAGACATCATGCAAGATTGATACACCTTAACTGCATGAAGGAAAACATCATGGGATTCGCAACTCACCTTGGCCCTTGGCTCTTGGGCACTGTCCGTAACACAACCGGCACTACCGTTGGAACGATTGAAAACTGCGGCGCAACCGTTGTTTCTCAAACATTTAAAAAGAACTACGCTGGTCAAGCCGCTTCCGCGACTACTGACACCATCTGTGTGTTGCCTGCTGGCGCTCAAATTGTTGACATTTTGATCGACACCACCGTTGCGTTTACAGGCTCTACTGCCGCAAACGTAAGCCTTGGTGATGGCACTACAGCCGCCTTGTATTGGGCCGCTACAGACGTTACTGCTCTTGGTCGCGCCGCTATCAGCAATGCCTCTGCTAAATTGGGCGCATGGTGCGGAGCGGCTTCTACAGCTTCTCCTAACGGTATTGGTATTGGCTCAATAGATGTGAAGATTGTTGCCACAATGACTCCAACTGTTGCGGCAGTAACTGCTGGTACTGTGCAGTACACAATCATGTACGTGGTTGCTGACTCTAACGGTTCACAATTCCCAGCATCTGCTTAATTGATCTAGGGGGCTTCGGCCCCCGTTTACAAGGAGATTAATTATGATGCAGACAGACGTATTGGCTGGACATCTTGATGTTTCAGGCTTTATCGCTCCTACTGGGCGTAATCGTGTAAAACAAATTACCTTCCAAGGTAGCGGTGGCGGTGCGGGGGTTGTTGAAATATTTGACACTGCTGTAGCTCCAATAACTGCTTCTTATGGCAGGTCAAGTGCTTTGGTTACTGTAACTAAATCAGCACATGGTTTAGCTACAGGCGACCGTGTTGGCATTGGTTTTAGTGCCGCAGGTGGCGCATCAGCTACAGATGGTAATTACGTAATTACTGTTGTTGATTCAAGCACTTTTACTTTTACAGATCCAAACTCTGGAACAGTAACCCCCGGCACAGCTTGCAGATATGTCAATAGTGGCGCTCGTTGGTTAGTAAGTTTTGGAACTGCTCAAAGTGTTACAACGCCTGTTGCAGTTTTAATTCCCGGAGAGGGTATGTTGGCGGCGCTTGGTATTTACGCAAGCATCTCAAACACTAGCTTTGTAACGGTGTTTTATGGCTGAAACAAAACAGGCAACATTGACGGGACGTAAGCTGTTTATAGGCATTCCAGCCTATGACGGCAAGCTAAACATCAAGACCGCATTTGCTCTGGCGCAGTTAATGCCCAAAGCGATGAGTCTTGGTGTATCCATCACGTTGTCTGATTTGTCTAACTGCTCTATTATTACGATGGCACGAAATGCCTTGGTACACGAATTCTTAAAGACAGACTGCACAGAGCTTCTGTTTATTGATGCGGATGTTATTGTCACACCCGACGATATTCTGCGATTGATGGCCCAGAGCGGGCACATGGATATTACTGCTGGTGCGTACCCACGCAGAGCTAAAGATGCTAAGTTCTTTGCAGATGTGTATTTTGACGACAACGGGGACCTAGAGTTTGAAGGCTCTATGATGCGTTTAAAACGTGCACCTACGGGGTTCATGCTAATCCAGCGCCATGTCATTGAGCAGATGATTGCCGCGCATCCTGAGTGGACCTATGAGAAGTCCCCAACAGAGAAAATGTCAGCCGTGTTTGACTTTGCCATTGTGGATGGCAAGTATGTTGGGGAAGATTACTTGTTTTGCGACAGAGCTACTCAGATGGGTTTCACTGTTTATATCGACGTTGACATTAGTTTGCCTCACGTCGGACAAGAAACATTTGAGCGCAACTTCCGTGAAGAAGTTGTAATGCCAATGTTGGAAAACATCCATTACTCCAAGTTGAAAGTCGTCAATGGCTAAAACACCAGCATGGCAACGCAAGGAAGGCAAATCGGACAAGGGCGGACTGAACGCCAAAGGACGTGCTTCCTACAACAAAGCCAATCCGGGCAAGCCGGGATTGAAAGCCCCCCAGCCAGAAGGCGGCAAACGCCGCGACTCTTTCTGCGCAAGGATGGAAGGTATGAAGTCCAAGCTGACCAGCGCCAAAACAGCCAAGGACCCGGATTCACGTATTAACAAGAGCCTGCGGGCGTGGAAGTGCTGAAATGAGCGAATCACACGAAACGGCAAAGCATGTTGTTGACGCGCTGTCGATAATTACTGTTGTAGGAACTTTGGTGGAAATGTTGCCGTCTATTGCCGCAATCTTTACAATTGTGTGGACGGCGATCCGCATCTGGGAAACCGAAACCGTACAAAACTTGTTAGGTAGGAAAGGTAAACAAAATGCCGAGTAGTTCCAAAAAGCAACATAATTTCATGGCTGCGATTGCACATTCGCCATCGTTTGCTAAGAAAGTGGGCGTCCCACAATCTGTGGGTAAAGACTTTAATCAGGCCGATAAAGGCCGTAAATTTTCAAAAGGTGGATCTATGGCTAAGAGCGATATGAAAGAAGACATGGCAATGGACTTGAAACAAGACAAGGCCATGATGCAAAAAGCCGTCAACAAACACGAGGGCCGGTTGCACAAGGGTCAGTCTATGACTAAGCTTTCCGCCGGTGGCTACACAAAAGCTGCTGATGGCTGCGCCGTAAAAGGCAAAACCAGAGGCACCATGGTTAAGATGAACATGGGCGGAATGTCCTGCTAAGGAGCTACTTATGTTAGCCAGTCGTGGTATGGGAGCAATGCTCCCAAGCAAAATGCCCAAGGGCGTGCGTAAAGCGCGCAGGGACGATACCGACTTTACGCAGTACGCTAAAGGCGGCAAGGTAGGTTGTGATTGCCACGGCATGGCTGAGGGCGGCTTGTACGATAACATCAATGCCAAACGCCAACGGATAGCCGCCGGGTCAGGTGAGAAGATGCGCAAGCCCGGAACCCAAGGGGCTCCAACTAAGCAAGCGTTTATAAACTCGTTAAAGACTGCTAAAAAATGACCACTACCGGCTCAACCCTCTTCAATATGGACTTCACGGAGATAGCCGAGGAAGCTTGGGAGAGGGCTGGCCGGGAGATGCGGTCTGGTTATGATTTGCGTACTGCGCGTCGTTCAATGAACTTGATGACGATTGAATGGCAGTCTAAGGGTATTAACATGTGGACAATGGAGCAGGGAATCATTAACCTGACTCCGGGGCTAGCTACATATGCCCTACCAACGGACACGATTGACTTGCTAGAACACGTCATTCGTACTGGGTCCAACACTGCGTCTACGCAAGCGGACTTAACCATTACACGTATCAGCGTCTCAACTTATGCCACTATTCCAAACAAGCTTCAACAAGCTCGCCCAATTCAAGTCTGGATTCAAAGACTTTCTGGCGAAGTTAATCCAACGGCTTCGGTCTTGGTGGGCGCGATTACGTCAACGGACACCACAATAACGCTTAGCACGGTAGTTGGACTAGCAAACGCGGGCTTTATTCGTCTTGGCACGGAAGACATCTACTACACATACGTGTCAGGGAATACCCTCGGTGGTGTTTTCCGTGGTCAGAACAACTCTACGGCAGCGGCTCAAACAGATGGTACTGCGGTATTTGTGCCTCAGCTTCCAGCCGTGACTGTCTGGCCAACTCCTGACAACTCAACGCCCTACCAGTTCGTATACTGGAGACTCAGACGTGTTCAAGACGCTGGCGCTGGTGTGGAGACTGCCGACATGAACTTTCGCTTCCTACCTGCTTTGGTGTCTGGCTTGGCGTATCACATCGCCGTTAAAGTGCCTGAGTTGATGCCGCGTATTGACATGCTCAAACAAATGTACGTGGAGACTTTTGAGATTGCGGCTGGTGAAGACCGAGAGAAAGCTGCCGTTAGGTTTGTCCCCCGTCAGATGTTTATTGGTAGCACATAATGGGAAATAGGTTTGCATCCGGCAAGATAGCGATTGCTGAATGTGATCGCTGTGGCCAGCAATACAAGTTAAAACAACTTAAGACGGAAGTCATTAAGCAGCGCTTGTATCAGTTGTTGGTTTGCCCCGAGTGCTGGGACCCCGATCAGCCGCAGTTAATGTTAGGTACGTTCCCTGTGGATGACCCACAAGCTTTGCGCAACCCCCGCAAGGACACAACGTATGTGACTTCTGGTGTTAACGCAAACGGTAATTTGTCGGGTGGTTCACGCGACATTCAGTGGGGTTGGGCACCCGTAGGCGGGGCGAGTAATTTTGATTCTGGTTTGACACCAAACTACTTGGTGGCAACGACATTTGTTGGTACAGTATCTATATCTTGAAGGAGATTGAAATGGCATACACACGATCAGCCGACGGCATCGCTAAAAAAGGCAAAACCGAAGGTAAAAACTTGGGCGACAGTGGCCCTACTGCTGGCATGATGGGCGGCGGCAAGAAAACCAAAGGCGTGACTGGTGAGGCTATGCGTAAAGTAGGCCGTAACTTGGCTCGTGCCAACAACCAAAAGCGGGGCTAATCATGGCTACATTTAGCAAAAAAATGATGGGTAAAGAAGTTGGCGATGCCAAAGTCTATGCCAAGCCGCACACCATGACTGGTAAGGCTGTTAAAGCTTCTACCAACCCCGGCAGTGGCCCTAACCGCAGCAAACTGGATACATTAGACGTTAGCGTCGGTGCTGAAAGCAAGTCTGCCGGTGATGAGAAAATTAAGACTAGCGGCATCAAAGTGCGCGGTACTGGCGCGGCTACCAAAGGCTTGATGGCACGCGGCCCCATGGCTTGAGGAACACATGAACTACACCCAGCTTGTCGCGCAAGTAAACGATTACTGCGAGAATTCTTTCCCAACTGACAATATGAATGTGTTCATTCGTCAGGCGGAGCAGCGCATCTATAACAGTGCGCAGCCTGCTAATTTGCGAAAGAACGTGACAGGCTTTTTGACCACCGGCAATAAGTACCTGCAGTGTCCATCGGATTTTCTGTCTGTATACAGCCTTGCCGTATACCCATACAACACCACAACAGCTACCGGTACATCTGGGGCAAAAACAATTGTTGTGGCAAGTACTACGGGTATTGAGGTTGGCCAGCAGGTGACAGGCACGGGCATTGGGACTAATGCTTTGGTCAGAAGTATTGCCAGCACAACCATTACCTTGACAGTTGCTAACAGCGGTACGGTATCTGGCTCGGTGGTGTTCCAAGGCGACTA